GAATGGCAACAGGCACAGCGTGAAGCACAATCTCGCGGTTCAGACAATCCTCTTTTTTCTGGCGCACTAGGCGTGTGGGATGGCGTGGTTATTCACGCGCACGAAAACATCTCTCAGGCCGACACTGGCGGAGGTAGCAGTAATCTGCACTATTCTGTCAATCTGTTTATGGGCGCTCAGGCAGGATTGTTCGCTAAGGTTGGCGAACCCGTTTGGGTAGAAAAGACCTTTGACTATGGAAACCAGCTCGGTGTAGCGGGTGGTCTGATTTATGGGCAGGCGAAAGCCACCTTTAACTCAGAAGATTATGCGGTGATCGCATACTATACCCAAAATACTGACTTTACTTCCTAGTCAGGGGTTAACAGGCTACAATTATGAAACACTCTGATTTTCCAATCCGGGGGGCGGGTGAAGTTCGGGAGGTAATAGCCCGATATAAACCCGCTCCATTGGGGTGTTAAAAGGGGACGTATAATGGCAACATTGGCTACATTAGAAGATCAGGTAAGGGACAAATTGAACCTTGCGGCTTCGGATACGCCGCCTGCGGATGCAGAAATTGATAATTGGATACTTGACGCTCAGAACGAGATTGTGAACCTGCTGGTGGATGACGCTTTGTGGCCGTTGGTGGAATATTCACAGGCTAATGGCGGTGGAAATACCGGGCAGACAATTCCTTCTGATACGGTGCGTATCCTGTCGGTAGCGTACAAGCCGTCAGGTGGGAGCGTTACTTTTGCACAGCCCGTATCACCTGCAATGCTGGATCAGGTGACTGACGGGAATAATAGTATGTTTACAACTTCCAGTAAATACTGGGCAATTAAGAATGGGCAGATAGAACTTTCTTCTGCTGCCTTAGATGAAGGCAATTCCTTTGAAGTCCAGTATGTCAAATCTCCCCAGACGACCAGGGGTTCGGAATGCGACCTGCCGAATTTTCTTGAACCGTTGGTGGTGGATTATGCGGTTGCCGAGGCTAAGAAACAGGTGGAAGAGTATGCTGATGCGGCAGCCATAAAGGGAGAATTTTATCAAAAAATTGGCGCTATCAATCAGCGCTTTACGAGATTGCACAAAGTAATTTAGGAGAACAATAATGGCACTTTCTGACATAACGCTGAAGACGCTGCGAAGTGATTTACAGTCACGGTTAAACGAGATCGCACCGGACAAGTTTAGCAAAGAAGAATTAAATCACTGGGTCAATATGAGTCAGTTTGATGTGGCGATGCGTCTGTCGGCTATCAGCAATATCTGGTATGGTGATAAACAGACGATAGATCTTTCCAGCGCGGCGGCAGATGCGGTAACGGAGATTTCATTACCCGCCAATGCCACAGGCGCGGATATAATGAAGATCATTAAGATAGTGGACGGTACCAGTGGTGCGATAGTTCCTTTTGTTGAAGATAACAAGATTCATTCGTTGAAGAGCAATTCCAATTATGACAGTGCGCATTATTGCAACTGGTTTGGTGAGAAGGTGTATGTTTTCCGCGGGACCAGTGGAAGTGGATTAAGTGCTACCAGCGAGATATATGTAATCCGCAAGCCTGATGAAATGACCAGTGATTCAGGTACAATGGATGTTCCGACAGAATATTATGATCTCGTGGTGTTAAGTGCAATGGCTAAGGCGACCAGCAAGTTGAATATGATTGGTGTCAAGCAGCAGTTGGATGCTGATGTAGCGCAGAAGTTTAATGAGATCCGAGCGCTGTACGCACAGGAAGTGCAGGTATCGGCGCTTGAAGAACGAGTAGGGGTTCAAACACCAAGGAATAGGTAATTATGACCTTAAAGGAGATGAGATCCAAGGTTCGCAGTATCACGGGTAACGTGGATGAGGAAAAGTTGCCTGATGCGTTGATTAACGATTTTTTGAATGAGGCGCAAACGATTATTGTGGATGAGGGCAATATGCTGGAGACGTTTGCCACGTTGAGTGGTGGTACGACAGCAGCCACACCGCGTTATGATCTGATAAAAGACTTGTGGTTGCAGGAAGGCGTCGGATCAGTTACGTCATTGGCGATACTGAAAATCAAGCGTGTGGACCTTGGCGATTACAAGATTGACCGTGTAGGGATGAACGAGATACCGTTGATTGATACAACTACCAAGACGGCAGGTACACAGTTTTTTACAACTGACGGACAGATATTTGTCGTGACTGCATAGGAGATAGAGACGATGGCATTTAGAAGTGATTTTATGCGGCGTCGCGGTACTTCGGTCTATTATGTTACCGGCGATGCAAAAATAGGGTTTTATCCTACACCGGCGGCCAGCACGGCGATAAAGATTTTTTATGTTAATCGTCCGGCTGTGATGTCAGCGGATGCAACAAATCCAGAAATTGACAGTCAGTACCACGATGCGTTGGCGTTTTATGCGGCAGCACGGGTATCAGAACTGACAAAGAATTTTGATCAGGCGGCCTATTTCCAGATGCAATGGGAACGCTTGAAGCAGCGGGCCGTGGAGTACGGACACAAGAAGTCCGGTGAAACGAGTTTTAACGTGGATTACAACGATTTCTGATGCCAAAACCTAAACAGCGACAGGTTATTTCAGACTTTTCCGGTGGGTTGGTGACATTTCCGTCGCCGCTTGATATGCGGGAGAATCAGTTTCAAACTCTTCAGGAAGTGGACAATATGAAGTTGGGGCGGCTGGAGAAGGTTAAGGGGCCGGCGGACGATTCTGCTGTATATACTAACGATACACTGAAAGGACAGGGGCTATTTACTTATAGGACGGAATGGGACAAATCTGGTACACCTGCTGAAAATTCAACTAACTGGTTTATACTGTATCGTAAAAATGGTGATAACGATAGAACGTTAATTCGTTATGACGCAGCGGATGGCACAGGTGGCAGTTGGGCTGAGATTTTTGATGAGACAGTGTGGACCAGTAAAACCAGTGATCCGCTTGTTGATATGTACGCACATAACGAAGTACTGCGGGTGTCTGACGGCAACTTCGCCAATACCAATAACAACAGTCAGTGGTACGGGTATATCAAGCGGAGTCGTTTCGGAAATACTACAACTTATGATGAGCCAGAAAAATTTAAGAAACCGTCATCAGCAGATACCCTTTCTGAGTGGGTTAGAGAGGCTACACAGTTAACGGCACCCGTCATAACGGCTCTAAACAGAGCGTGGGATTATAGCAACAGGGTAGATAACAATCCCGCAGAAATTGGATTATATATTCACTATCCCGATGCTGCCGATACTTTTATGGATGATGTGGACGAGAATACTTTTAAGGATGGTGATTCTTACACTGCTACTTTTGTTTATGATTACATCCAGGAATCATCGCTGGGGAAGCGAAGTAATGGTCAGATCGGTGTTAAGCCAACAGAAGTTGTAACCGGGAGCGGGGCGCGAGTCCCCGGGATTCAGGTAATTGCACGTACAGACGGATTTGGCAAGAGAGTTACAGGTATCAATGTGTACTGGAATCCAGAGGGTGACGTGGATTGGTATCTATTGATTTCACTTGATATAGAGAAGGGATGGCAGGACGATTATAAGGCAATTAAAATTACACCGCCTGAAGAGTTCTTCGTGTCTGCTTCATAGGATAACAAGATGGCAATAGCAACACCCCCATCAGATAATAGTGAACGAAATATGGGTCACTGGCTGGCGTGTCCGTCCTGGTCTGTTGGCTCCAGACATCAGGGCTTTGATTTGATTGCCGGCGGCGATGGGAATACTTGGGTCACCAACACCGATGTGGATGTAAGCGGAAACTGGATCAATTACGCGGCGGGGGATATTGTGTTTGCTACGTCTTCTTCGGGGACTGATGAAATTGGAGCCTCGGATACTTTGGTATCATCTATAGACGGTGTCTCGGGTGATAAGCTGACAGTGACTCTTGTGGAAAATTCTATGAACTACAAGGGTGGGCATGATAGTACACCATCAGGAAGATTTATTTACGGAAGTCCAGTCCATTCAAATAAAATCGCAACCTGGTATATTCCCAACGACGGCTTTAGGGGTTACACTTATCAGTCTTTTACGGGCCGCTGGTCAGGACAGGCAGTTCCGGTTATCAACTGGAACGCTTCGGCTGTCGTAGGCAACCGTGTCTTTTACGGCAACGTGGACACGGAAGACAAGAACGGACAGACGGTACGGGAGCGGAGCCGTATTTACTGGACGCCCATCTTCAAGCCGGACGAGATCAGTCCGTCCAACTATAAAGACTTCGGGCGGAACGATGGAGATGAGATTGTGGCTCTGCGGGCGTTGGGAGACAGGTTGTTTGTTCTGAAAGAGCGGAATGTTTACGTCTATAACATTTCCAGCGGCAGTGAGATGAACTGGTACATTGAAAGGCACTTTCGCGGTGTCGGTTGTTCCGACAAGCATCTGTGTACTGTCACCAAATATGGAGTGGTGTGCGCCGATTCGCGTCAGGTATCTCTCATTACGCCACAGGACGTGGTTGAGCTTTCGATGCCAGTAAGGGCGGATTGGCAGGCGTTGACTTTTGATGGATCATCGATGAGTTACGCTTCCAAAAAGAACGAACTTGTTGTATTGCCGGACTGTGATAGTGACGACGTGAACTTCTGGATATACAATTTCGATCGGAGGAGCTGGGCAAAGGTGACACAGGACGCCAACATCTCCAAGACGAATCTTATTATGGGCGGTGACGTTAATGTCGCTTATGCGGAGAACAGCGGTAAGAAACTGCGCCGAATGAATGACAGTTCCACAGCCAGTACGGCTACCGCTACGATCAAGACAAAACAGTTTGATTTTGGTGCTCCTGACATAAACAAGCGTTTTGGCAGGATTTACTGTACTTACAAGACGGATGATGGAGCGGCAGACGCATTAACAATCACTTGTTATCTCGATGGTTCTGGAGCGGCAGCCAAGACATTCAGTTCTGAGTTTCCTGCGAAGGCAGCATTAACAAATGTGGGCAACTTTATCAATCTAGTAGGTAAGACACTTGAGTTGCAGTTTGCCTGTGCCGGAGACGATTTTGTTCTGGATGACGTTGTTGTGGAATATACAATGATGGGACACGCGCCGTAATGCCCGGGGTAGTATATCAGGATTTTGTTGAGCTTAAAAGTCAGAAGCAAGACAAGATTGCGCTGGTTAAGACTGGACTGTTCACACCAGGCGAGGGACAGGACGGCGATATGGGCGTTTGCCAGTATCAGGGGAAGTATTATTTTGCCATTAAGTCGCTGGGAGACTGGTTTTTTGCCGAAGCGTTGCGGGCAACACAGCTTTCTAGGAATAAGCACTTTATCGTAAAGGGGTAGATATGTGGATTAACACTAAAGTAGAATTTGAATGGGATGGTGAGAAATACGTTGAAGTATATTCAGAGTCTTATGATTATAATGGTGAGTTAGTACTTGCATTAGACCCCCGAGATGATCCATCTCATTATACTGATCATCCCAGTTACCAACCAGGCTCAGGCACAAAACCCGTTGTGGATGAAGGTGATCCGCCCGAGGGTTGGCCTGACTGGGCAAATTATTATGAGTGGCTGGAAGGGGGTGGTGGTGCTGATAAAAGAGAATACTATGGTTGGACAGGAACGGAAGAGCCTGAAAACGGTGACGATGATGATGTTGATGATGATGTTGATGATGATGTTGATGATGATGTTGATGATGAACCTGATCCTAACGAGCCTACCAAAGTGGGTGACAAATGGATGGACTCAGCCGGGAACCTGTGGACATCTTACGAGGAAGCGTTTGCTTCCAATGTACGGATCAGGCAGGCCGAGGAAGAGCGTGCCGGGCGGGTTGCTGATTTTGAAACACGTTTTGCTGAATATGAGCAGCTAATTGAAGAGGGGTCAGCCGAAGAGAAAGAATTGGCACAGCGGATGATGGCGCGTGCCCGCGGTCAGTTAGAGCGCAGGATTCAGGATACCATTCTGGCCACAGGCGGTGAGGTCCCTGAAGGATTTGAGGAACGTCTGGCGGAAACCAGTACACGGCAACTTCTGGATATTACCAGCAATATAGAGCAAAGACGTATCGCGCAATTAACCGGTTCTAAACAATTTGAGATCGGTACTGGTATGTCCCTGGAACAGATCGGGGTGCAGGAAACAGGACTTGAAAAGCAGATGTATCAGTTCCTCTCATCACAGGCACAGCAACAATCTCAATTTGAAAGCGGGGTTGGTATGCACCAGGCGGAACTGGCGCTACAAAGACAACTGGGACTGGGGCAATTGGGTCTTGGACGTGATCAATTAGCGTGGCAGCAACAATATGGTGGAGAAGAGCTTAGTATTATGCAAGCTGAAGTTGAGGGACAACCTCAAGACTGGGAGAGGATAATTACAACAGGCGCTCAAGTTGGTGGAACTGTGTTGTCAATAAAACTAATGACAGGAACCTGTTTCGATGTTACTACACCTGTGATTAGTCAGAACGGTTTTATCCCAATAGGTATGTTAAAGCAGGGTGATATGATCAGTACCACTAATGGATACAGGCCAGTGAAGAGAGTTCATCAATACAATAATCATAGTACGCTGAACATAGATGGAATGAAGGTTACTGAACATCATCCATATATTATAGAAAATGGGGATGTAGTTCTTTCAGGCGATCTGAAAGTTGGTGATAAGCTGTGGGGTGGCAAGGCTATTAAGTCAATAGAACAGGAGAAAGGATCGGGAAGAGTTTTCAATATCGACATTGATGGCAACACCTTCCACCTTGGTAACGCCACACTGGTACATACAGGGAGAGATAAAAATGGCGTATGAGTTCGGTAGTATATCCAAACGTATGAAAGCACGGAAGCCAAAAACCAAAGCAGGGCGTGGTTTCGCTGCTGGTGCTGAAGGGTTTTTGCAAGGTGTGCAACAAGGTATGCAGATGGGTATGTACCGTGCGATGCAACAGCAACAGGCGGGAGAGACTGAGAATGAGAAGTTGGCGAGCGCTTTAACGGTGTTCCAAAGGAGTGTGGACAAAGAGCTTGACCCAGAGTTATATGCTGAAATAACTAGAGATATACTCTTTCTTAATACTGGAGGCGCTTCAATTACGCCTGATATTAGATCGACCATACTTGAAAAACACAAGGGTCAGATGACTGGTGCGGTTGTTGCCAAGCCACCAGAGCCGGAGGAGATTGAAGAAGAATATCACACCTTCAAACATACAGGCACAGAAGATTATGTAACACCAGGAAGAACATATAGACCAGGTGAACATATTTCTGTTAAAAAGTCTGATGTTGAGGCTGGTAGTTTAAGTGACTCCCCATTTCAGTTTGTGGGTGAAACTTCTACGGCTACTGGTGTAACGCCGACAGTAGAGAGAAAAACAGCCAAAGACATAGATGACAGATTAAGATTTGTTGATACTGGTGATTTGGTATTTCCAGATGTGGAACCAAAGGCGAAACAACTGGCGTCACAGCGAAAGTTTGCTGAGAAAGAGTATGCACGATTAGTAGCAATGAAACGGGGAGATTCTAGCTTTCAATTCATCAATGAACAGGGGGAATGGGAAACATTACCTGTTAAAATAGCTGAATGGACACCAGAATTACAAAAAGCTCTTAATTTCTATACCAATCAATTAAGAGAGTTTGGAATTGTTACATCTGAGACTCCTGAACCAATGGATGATCTGAATGAGATTATTGAGGATTTATTGAGACGACGAAGACCGCCAGCAATACAATCTGGTATGATGACGCCAGGTGCAATGAGAAAGAGTGGCAGGAAACCAGTGGGTTAAAATGTCTAATGGTCAGGTTTCCCGCCAGGATTTTATCTTTGAGTATAAGCGTCGCAATCCGCAATACGGAGATGTTGACGATTCAATACTTTTAGAAGCTCTTTTTATTAAGAATCCCTCTCTCACAACACGCCTTTCTCCAGCCGTTCCCGGCGGATTGATTACCGCAATAGACAGGACTGAAAGATTACAGGCAGCTCAGACCATTCCAGCCGAACTGGCTGATACAGGTTTTGGTAATCGTGTTTGGCAAAATTTTAAGCGAGAAATAACACTCGGGTATGCAGGGGAAGAAATTCCCAGGGCTGATTCACTGGGAGATTCCATTGCTGATGTGACTGGAAGTTTGGCTGGAGTGCTTATCCCTCTGGCTGTGCCTATTGGCGGTACTCAGGCCGCCACGGTGCGGATAGCAATGAAATTCCCCCGCTTGTTGAAAATGTTGCGTCTGGGTATTCGTGCTGAAAAAGGTGTAAAAAGTGCAAAACACGCTGCAACAGCAGAAGCGATCACTAAGGGTGCAATATCAAATGTAGTGGGATTTAATATTCACGGACAGGCTTACAAACATCCTGAACATACCACATTACAAAAGAGAATGCAGGAAACATTACCTACTACGCTGACAGCTCTTGCGTTCAGTGGTGCGGGAGCGCTCACATACGCGGGCAAAACAGGGAGGGTCTTGTCCTATCCGGCGGTGGGTGCTATCGGTTGGGAGATGACGCCGGACGATCCTGAAGATCCTCTCAACACCACCAACAAGATTGTAAACGCCACAGCCCTGATGATTCTTCACAAGGGATTCGGCAACCGCGAAAAAGCGATTCAGGAGTTTGTGGATCAGATGTACCCTGATCTCCCGGCTAAAACTCGAACAGATATGGTAGATCAGGCGATGACGATTGCCAAGACAGAGAGCAAAGCGAAACAGTTGGATTTGTTTGGGGAAGCGAAAGAGCCGATGGTGGTAGTAAAAGCAGGAGAAGTTCCAATAGGAACTAAAGGTACTGGTGGTCGAAATCCCTATAAGCCAGATTTACCTTCCTTTAGAGGTACTGCTATATCTTTAGATGATCCCCGAATCCCAGAAAAAGTATATCACATTACTACACAAAAATCAGCAATAGAATCTTCTGGAAAATTAAAGGCAAAAGGAGAAGGTGGTTTGGGGGGTGATCCAACTGATAGAATAGTTTCATTGACAATCAATGAGCAGATAGCAAAACAATTAGAATTAGACTTGAAATTTACTGTGGAAACAGTCAAGGAATTTGGTGAAGGGCCAGCAATAGGTACTCCTGGGAGAGCAAAAATATCACAAGCATTATTTGACAAATTAGAATCGAAAGCTCAAAAAGAAGGCTTTAGTCTTGATATGGGGAGCATACCTGATACTTGGGATGCAAGAGATTGGGTGAATTGGTATTTTCAAATGCGTGAGAGCAAGTTGGATATTCCTAATCCGTTGATTCATACAGATATTAAAACATTAAGAGGGATCAATGTTGAGGATATTGGTATTATAGAAGTTCCAAAAAGTCGATTGAAAACTGGTGCTTTGGTGACTGATTTTGATGTAGGCAGATCCTTGGGATTAGAAGAAATTAGAATCTATGGCGATGTTATTTTGCAAAAACTACCAGTTTCAAAAGCCATAACATTTAAGGAAGCAGAAGCTAAAATAATTGAATCGAAAAAAGTGTCAGGTATAGGCGAGGAAGGCAAGGTTGTTGATTATGAGATTAAGATTGGAGATGAAGTTTATATCAATGAAGTAGGTGCTTTAGGTAAAGTAACAGAACTCAAAGATAAATCTTTAGTTGTTTTTACGGGGAAAAAAGGAAGAGAGTTTTCGGATGAGCTTACATACAATAATCTTTTTACACCTAAAACCATCTATGAAAAAGTTAAAGGAATAGAGCCTAGGGAATCTATTATTGAACCACCTGCCAAACCTGCTGAAGTTCCTGTTGAGAAACCACCGAAGGAAAGTTCTCTTTTAGCTTCTTCTGGGTCTGAGAAAGCAATTACAAAGCAGATTTCAGACTTTTTCCATAGTAAATCAATCAAGCTAAAGGAAGTTGGCGATGGAGTGTGGGATGTTCATAATGCTAAGGGTAGAGTTGATGGAGTGAGGGTTGTTAAGAGCAAGAATCGCTATAGGTTTGAAAAAGTACCAGTAGAAGTAGCACCAGCAGCAAAAAAAGATTATATGATAACGCATAGACCAAGCAAGGGTGGACCTCCAGCACATAACCTGTTAGAGAAAGGCTCTTTTGCTCCAGACGATATTTATGAAAATCCACATTATTACATTGGAACCACAAAAAAGAATAACCCGGAAATATATAATGAGACACTTCTCTCCGTTGAAAAACTAAGTGAAGTAAAAGGTGACCCGGATGCGACCATCACAGTGTACAGGTCTTCTCCAGAAAAAATACTTAATGATGGTGATTGGGTATCACCTTCAAAGACTTATGCAAAGATATCGGGGATGCACCCTAAAGACCCGAACAAAGATATGCCCGTTCATCAGTATGAAGTTAAGGCAAGTGAGCTTCGCTGGTCTGGTGATATGCTGGAGGAATGGGGTTATTTCAAGGACGTTAAAACAGTAGAAGCACCTCCCGCTAAAGAGACTAAAAAACAAAAGCAAGAAAGAATAGTACAAGAGGCGCCTGAAGATATTGTAAGGCCACTACAAGAGAAATACAAAAAAATTATGAGAGAAGAGCTTGGAAAGTTAGATAGAAAATACAACAATCTAACAAAGAACAAATCTCAATTAGAAACTTATAAGTTATTAGAAAAGAAAGAAAAAGAATCGAAAAAACTACTTGATAGACTAAACGACCAAGCAATAAAAGAAATAGAGACGGCAGAAGCGCCAGCAGTGGTAGTTCCACCAAAACCATCTGCTCCGCCACCACCTGTAAAGCCAACCACAGATTTCAAGTTTACTGATGCTGAAGTAGAAGCGCGTTTTCAGGCAGCGTCTGGTATGCAAAAACCAAACCTCTACCAGCGGATCAGGGAAAGTCTTTCATCGTTTAGACAAAAAAGTACCCGTGAATTTGAATACCTAGCCAGGACACCTGAGAACGCCGAACTCGCCTTCAATCTCAGGAAGTTACAGAAACAGCGCAATGTGGCTGATGATGCAGCCGTCAGGAATATTCAGCATATTCTGGAAGGGCTTGATGCCAAGTCTGAAAACCTGTTTCGCAGAAAGGTGATATTGGACGATCTGGTCAAGACAGCAGAAGACGGCAAGGATATTCCATTTGGGTTTGAACTGGAATCAGCGAAAAGTGAACTGGCCCGTGTTGATGCTGAGATTTCAAAGTATCCGCAGATAAGTGATGCTATTCAAAGGCGTGCTGATTATTGGGATACTCTCAGGGGTGAATATGTAGAAGCGATGCAACAGGCCGGAATGGATGTATCTGAACGCTTTACTAATGAGAATTACTACCGCCACCAAGTGCTTGAATATGCAAGAGTAAAAAATAGTGTTGCGGGAACAGGGCAACGCCTTAAAACACCCGCCGGACGTGGTTTTCTGAAAAAGAGAAAGGGAAGCGAACTCGACATAAATACTGATTATGTGGAAGCGGAATACGAAGTGATGTCTCAGATGTTTATGGATATGGAGATTGCCCGCACCATTAAGTATGTGGACGACAATCACAATATAGTAAGACAGTTAAAAACCAAGGCCAAAAAGAAGAATTTTGAAAATCTTGTGGGTGGTAAAGATGTTGTCAGAGATATTGAACACTTGAGAGGTGAAAAAATTGAGTTACAAAACCTTCCAGAGAAAGACGCAACTATACGAGAAAGGCTGAAATATATTACCGAAGAATTAAACAGGCTTGATCCAACGTCACCATTTAGACAAAAAATAGCAATAGGGCTTTCTAAACTTGAGAAAGATGGCTATGAAATCTTAACTGAAGATGGACGATTAAATTTTGCAGAACTCAGTCGTTTGTCCAATGAGGGCAATGTGTCAGCCAATACTGTTTTTAAGGCAATTTCTGAACGTGAATCATTTGTCAGGGAAACTTTGGGTGAAAACTATCTGAGGTGGCGCACTGATATTGATAGAAGAGTAGTACCAAAAGAATACACTACCTGGCAACCGAGAGAGGGAAATGTGTTCTATCTATCTGAGACTATCCCTGAAAGAATTGTCAGGGAGTTGTTTGAAAAGAACCTTGAGGAGATCAACGTACCGAAGGACCAGATCCGCCGTGCGCTTACCGTGGGTGGGAAACGAAAAGAGTTTGTTGTTAGAGAAGAGGTGGCTGAGACTCTGAGCAACCTAATGAAGCCCCGCGAAGAAAATTTCATCACCAAGTTCAACAGGAAGATGTTAAAAGGGTGGAAGATTTGGGCGCTTATTTCTCCCACAAGATTTGCCAAGTACAATTTCAGAAACCTTACAGGTGATGCTGATGCTGCTTTTGTTGGCAACCCAAGGGGCTTTGGTAAGACCAAACAGGCGGTAAGGGAATTGCACGATGCTTTCTATAACCAGAAACGAACATTGGAATTTGAGGAGTGGGCCAAACGTGGCGGTATAGAATCAACACTCCAGGCACAGGAGATAGGCAATCTAAAAAATCTCTATACTTATCTTCAGAAGCCAAAAGCTGTTCCTGAAAAGATTTGGAAAGGATACTGGCGTCACGCCAGAATGTCAACTGACTTCAGAGAATCCATATTGCGTTATGCCAATTATCTGGATTATCTGGAACAGATGAAAGCCGATTCACAAGGCAGGCCCAAGAATTTTGGTGCTTCCATTCCCAGTGAAGTAATGGCGCTGAAAGACATTCGTGACAGAGCATTTATGCTTTCCAATGATCTGCTCGGCGCTTACGACAGGGTGAGCGTTACAGGGCAGGCAATAAGAGAGCGATATATTCCTTTCTGGTCGTGGAAGGAAGTGAATTTCAAGCGGTATTTACAGCTTGTTAGAAATGCTGCCAATGATGGTGAACTGGCAACTACCGCAGGGAAAACCCTTTTGAGAAAAACTGCATCCCCATATACATATTATAGAGTGGGCAGGTTTGTTATCAAGGCCAGTGCATTCACAGCAATGTTAAAGGTTTGGAATGAAACAATGTTTCCTGATTTAGAAAAACAGCTTTCAACGAATCAGCGTAACACACCACATATTATTCTTGGGCAGGATGAAGACGGTAAGATAATCAACTTTACTCGGATGGGTGCTTTAGGCGATTTTCTTGAATGGTTTGGCTTAGACGCTGCACCTGAGTATATGAATGAATACCTGGCAGGGCGGATGAGTTTGGCAGAGATAGCACAGGAGATGGCAAAAGCACCAGTCAATGTGGTCGTGCAAGGCGCCAATCCGTTTATCAAAACTCCCGCTGAACTTCTAATGCGACAGACGCTTTTCCCAGAAGCATTTGAGCCACGTGTTATTCGTGATAGAGGTATTCACATTGCACGGCAGTTAGGACTTGAGAATGAATATATTGCTCTGACCGGTAAGCCTTCCAGGCCTTATAGCGAAAAATATCCGCATTTATTTTTCTATTCTACTGATCCGTTCCAGGTGTCTTATGGCGAAATACAGGATTTGAAGTCCAAATATATGAAAAAGGTTGGCAAAGGATCGGTAGGGTACTGGATCAGTCCCAGGGGGGATGCACTATATAATATGAAATTGGCATTGCGGTATCAAGATACTGAAGCTGCCAAAAACTATTTTATTAAATATGTTCGCCTTGGTGGAACACCGAAAACATTACAACAGGGGCTTGATCGGTTAGATCCGTTGAACGGACTCAATAATAAAGAAAAAGCACATTTTATGTCACGTCTTACACCTGAAGAGAGCCAACACCTCATAAGAGCTTATAAATTCTGGCGGGTCACTATGATGGGCGGTGGCACACCGGAAATCAATAATAAAGTCAAAAATCGTTTAGGTATTAAATAGCCTTCTCTCTCATTGGACATATACGTACATTAAGATAAATTTTATTGATAATGTTATTTGATTATCCCACCGCTTAGATGTAAATTAAAGTGAATGTTTTGATAAAACTATTATGGCGTAGTTATACAATTAAGTGTATCACACAGTCACGGTAGCCACGCCTTAGTGTGACTCGGAAAAGGAGAAAGTAATGGCAGTCTGGAGAGAATATTCAGTTCAAAAGGCCGTAGCACCTGCGGCGATTGCAACATCCATTGAAGA